GACGTTTTTTCTGGTGTTGGGTTAAGAACCATAGACATGTTTATATCTATAATATCCGTTATTATTATTATAATAACATTAATAGTCGGGTTCAATAAAGATTATTTCCCATTAATCTTAGGGGGACTTATTTTTTCAACAGCAGTATTATTGTCAGGAATTGCCATTTTTAATTCAAAAAATAACCCGGATTTTTTAAGTTTAAACAGTAAGAAGATTATTTATGGTAAGGATGCTAACGAAATTGCAAAAGCATCTTATTTTGATTGGAAAGCATTTAAACATCTTATATTAGACGTTGCATGGTTTATCCCATTTTTATTAGGCATAATTACGATAGTTACTACAATGATTGTTCAATTATACATTGCTAAAACCGATGCAACCGGTGGGCTGGTAACAATGGGGGCATTCTTTATTATTGCCATTATAATGTATATATATAGCCAATCAAATAAACTAGCGACAAATACAGCAACGACAGATACAGCAACGACAAATACAGCGTGACAATAATCAATAAACTTATAATGTTAATAAATACTATAAGTTTATTCTAATATATCTAATACATAGATGCAGTGCCAATCTTTTCAGCTACTGGTTTGAATGATGTTGTAGTGTATACACTGATGTCACTATGACCAACCGGTGCCATTTGTTCAACAACATCTTCTTCAAGAGATCTGGATTTGGCAGGGTTCATTGCCTTCATTTTAGCATCCTTTTTGATTTGACTGGGTGTATAACGTATAAGGTCAGTTCGTCCAGTAACATTACTGGTTCTGCGTAATAATTCATAGGCAACAAATACATACAAAATCGCAACCATTGGGTTTGCATTTAAGAATAAGTAAATGGTTATGATAAACATAGCCAACATGGAAAGGGGGCTATCAATGACATTAGTCAAAAACTCGGGTGTTTGGATAGGAATTGCAAGATAAAATGCAAAGATAACTAATGCACATACATCTCTGTTAGAAAGGGACTGGAATGTATTCAGAATATTCATAATTATTATATTATAAGATACTATTATATTTTTCATACGAGTTTACTTATTGCAAAATTGAAATATCCTAAATACTATGTTTGGAATAATATATAGCCCGAATATACAATTAAAATGAAACGCTTTTCAAAGTTCAATGCCAAATATAAACCCAAACAAAAAACAGAAGTATGCATGACCCTCACTGATGAATACAAACAAACAATAGCAAACGCATCTTATATAGGTAAGAAAGGGTATACTATTCCCAAAAATGTATTGTCCAAAGAAGACGATGATTATTTACGGAAAGAACTCTTTGTAAAGCCAGAGGTCGCTGGCGCCAGCTACGGAAATGCAGAGGAAGAAAGTGCATTCCCTGTATATCGTGAAAATGCAAATAAGATGTATTTACCCAGATTTTATGGCATTACTCGGTATGGTCTTCCGAGCCGCTCGGAAATCGCAGAGGGGGATAATATTGATGTTACGTTTACCAACTCATTACGAGACTATCAAACCAAAATTGTTGGCGTATATACAGATTATGTAAACACACCTATATGTAGTGGTTCCGACTTAAATGGATCAGGTGGTATACTGGAAGTTCCGTGTGGTAGAGGGAAAACTATTATGGCATTGAATATAATAGCAACACTAAAAAAGAAAACTTTGATAATTGTTCATAAAGAATTTCTGATGAATCAATGGATAGAACGTATAACAGATTTCTTACCCGGAGCGAAAGTGGGTAAAATACAAGGTCAAACATATGATATTGAAGGAAAGGACATTGTCATTGGTATGGTTCAAACATTATATAATAAAGATTTCCACTCTGATGCGTTTACATCATTTGGTATGACTATTATAGATGAAGTACATCGTATTGGGAGTGAGCAATTTTCAAGGACATTGTTTAAAACCATTACACCCTATATGCTGGGTATTTCAGCAACTGTCGATCGCAAAGATAAACTTACAAAATTATTATATATGTTTATAGGCGAGAAGATTTACAAAGAAAACCGTGAAGATGAAGATTTGGTATCAGTTCGGTCTATTCATTACCAGGCAAATGATGCAGAATTCAATGAAGTGGAATGTGACTTTCGTGGCAGTCCAAAATATAGCACAATGATTACGAAACTATGTAAATATGGACCCCGTAGTGATTTTATCATACGAGTAGTCAAGGATTTATTAGAAGAAGATAATGAGAAACAAATAATGATATTATGCCATAACCGTTCGCTATTGACTTATTTATATGAAGGAATTATCCACAGGGAGTTAGCAAGTATCGGTTATTATGTTGGTGGAATGAAACAAACTGCTTTACAAGAAACAGAACAAAAACAAATCGTATTGGCAACGTATGCAATGGCTGCCGAAGCACTTGATATAAAAACCCTGTCCACATTAATTATGGTAACACCAAAAACAGATATTACCCAGTCAGTTGGACGTATATTACGAGTAAAACACGAAAACCCAATTGTGGTTGATATAGTGGATAAACACGACATATTCCAGAACCAATGGGCTCAACGTCGTCGTTTTTATAAAAAATGTAATTATCGTATTCGGCAAATTAGTTCACACGACTACAATGGTATGTCATTAGATTGGGCAACGGATACTACTTGGAAAAAAGTATATGACCCTAAAACAAAAACGTCAGATCAACTAGATGAAGATGACGAGGATAAATCCTGTTATGCACCACCTATTAAGGGGGTGGATAAAGGTAATTGTTTAATAAATACTTTCTTTGATATTTGATTTATCTCTTATGGGTTTTACGTTTCATAGTCTTACGTTTGTTGGTTTTGCGCTTAGCAGACTTTGATTTTTTATTTTTTCTAAGTTTGGTAGATTTAGAACGCTTGTGTCTTTTACCACCACATAATGAGGGAGTTAATGCACCTGCCTTCATGCTGTTCAATATTTCACCACCAGAGGTTGCAGTAGTAATATCATTTGGCAATACATTGCCTTCACTAAAATCGGAAAGTGACGAGCCAAATCCTGACATTATATAGTATACAGATACTATATAAAGTAATTAATATTATGGATAATGTTAATAACGAATATAAATGGAAAAATATTGAACATTTGACATATAAACAGAGTAAGATCGTGAGTAATATGCTAAATATAAATAATAGTAAAAACGGTGAATTTACTATGGAAGAATATAAACAAGCATTATTAAATGAACGAACGAAACGAGCGAACCATGTAAAATTACTAATGGAACCTATGGAAGTACGATATAATAACAAACTTATACAATTAAATAATGACCCTGAATATAATGAAAAAGTAGAACCTATAAAAACGCACGTTATTAATGAGCGTTTACACCAAATATTAAATAGTAAAATACGGAATGCTCATGAACATGCATATGAAATGCGCAAATTAATGATTCATGAACGCACCCAATACTTAAATGGATGGAATATTAATAACATTCAACTTGAAAATAAAGATAATAATATTGCTAAGATAATAATAACCAAACAACGAGGTATCACAACGAAAAACAAAGTATAATTATAGTTTTGATACATGAACTACCTTAGATTGTTGATCCATAATGCGCATAGGCACCCATTTTTTGAACTTGCGATTAAACATGCATTCAAACAATACCGTTTTATTCATATCAACATATTTATCCTCATTCATATTTTGAAAATCATCTTCATCGTCACTTTCTTCAATATAATCCAAATTATCATTTTCACGTATTTTGCGAAATACCCCATTTAAAAAAATGCTAGTCTTATAGTCGGGAATATAAGCAACATTATAGTAGACACATTGCTTGTTTCTACCATAAGCAAACAGATGATAAATATCATATTGAATATCAGCAGTTACCTGAAAAATAGTAGGATATTTATACTGGGGTTTCGTTACCATCATTCGCAGTGGCATATAATCAAAATTAACAGTGGGGATAACTGTTGGTTGTGATGGTAGCGATACAACTGTTCCTTTTCTCGGTATAAATACATTAAGCAAAGGCATCTTAATAGTAGATGATCTATATTGAATATGATGTACTTGATATGGTAAATCGTTACAATATTTGTCGGGTAATGTACAAGGATATGTTTGATCATTATCATTAAGAGTAACTTGCCATATTATAGGTATGTTTATTTTTATGTTATCATTATTGGTATTATCTATATTTTGAAGTAACTTATTGAAAAAACATAACTTGTGTAGTTGAGTTGTATCTTGTAATGAAATACCTTTATAATATATAACATCCTCTATTATAAATGCAGATTGATTATTATCCTCATCGCAAATAATTGTACCATATAACAGTGTACCTACTGCTAAGTCCTTTCCAAACTTCATACTTATTTTAACACCTTTTACAATTTTCTTATCGCGATTTAATTCAAATAAATAACATACATCATGATATTTATCAAACGTAAACCATATATATCCTTTTTTTCCTTGTGGTACTGCTATACCAATATCATAATCAGTGCAAACTTTCGTATGTGAAATCGTTTCATATGAAAGTTCAAATTTAGGTAATCGTGTCAATGCATATTTGGTTTGAGATGATAGTTGTTCCATTATAATAACATATTCATTTATCTCTATATTATTATATTATGTAATATATGATTTAGTTTCAGCATTGATAAATTCTAATAGTTCATCGTTCATTATTTGTTTGTCCTCGTCAGAATCAAATAATATATCATCAGTTTTTTTGTTATCATCTATGTTTTGGTTATATATGTCACTAACCAATTCTTTGTATTTTTTCAATTGTGAATGTACTAAATATTTAGTTTTGGGAGTTGTATATGTATCTTTTATTAGATTCCAGCTATATTTTACTCCAAAAATGATTGTAATAAATAGTATAATTTTGGAAATAAAAAATAAGACATCAAATAAAAACATTATATAGTATTTGAACACATAGATTTTATATAGTTGAACGTGTAATTATTGAATTAATTTGAGTAAACAATATAAACATTTGGTTTCATTTTACTAAAATTGAGTAATGACTACATATCTAGTCGTACAAAAAGATGGCAATATTAAACAATTGTCTAGTAAATGCCTAACCGACGATATTTTATATAAAAGAGCAGGATTCACTACATCTAATCATTTCAAGTGTTATACAAAATGGTCAGTTGAAAATATAAATAACAAAAATTATTTTATTCATGTGTATGGTAAAACAGATGGACGCGCTAACCAAGAAAATAACTACGATTTCCCACCACCAATTGATAATACCTTATTTTTTGGAAATTGTCTTATTATCAACAAAAAAGGAGATACACCAGTTGATATTACAGTTTCCGAATGGAAACTTATTTATGAACATCTATTTGGTGGGTTTGAAAATATTGAAGATGAAAGTGAAAGTGAAGATGAAAGTGAATATGATGATGTTCCAAGAACAAAAAGTGGGTATGTAAAGGATGATTTTATTGTGGATGATGACGAATCTACTGGTGAATCTGTCGTTGATTCTGATGAAGACGAATATGATGATGAATCGGAAGAAGAAATAATAGTAAAAAAGAAGAAATCTGTTCGTATAGCAAAAACAATCAAAACGCCACCTAAAAAGAAAATCAAAAAATTGGATAAGAAAGTTGTCAAAGATATTCCTGAAAATGTATTCATTTCATTTGATAAAGGAATTGACTGCACAAATGAACTTTGTGAAGAAGAATATTTAGATGAATAATGTAAATTTGAAATGTCTAATCTTCAAATGCGTATATTACACTCAAATTATGAATGAAATTACTGGAATATTCATAATGATAATCCTCAGTGGGTTATGGTTTGGTCGTTCCATAGTTAGTAACAATAATACATATCCAATCAGATAACATGTTCTATATAGAAAATTGAAAATGATATCACATAATATATAAAATAAATAATATATATTATGACTGTTATTACAGAACCTGCACAATTCAGAGAAAATGTTTGTAAAAAGCTTACCAACATTATCGGAAATGATATTACTGCAATTAATTTAGAAAAAGGGGTATTTAATTACTCTCTCAAAGAAGCTACAAGCAAAAAATTAATAAAAAAATGGGAAAATCCAGTATTTGCACAATTGTATTTGGATAGACTACGTTCAATCTATAATAATTTGAAGAATGATGAATTATTATCTATGTTATCAAGTAAAGAATTATTACCTCAAAATTTGGCAATGATGACCCATCAGGAAATGAATCCACAGCATTGGAAAGTGCTTATTGATCAAAAAATCAAACGTGATGCAAATAAATTTACAACAAATATTCAAGCTTCAACTGATATGTTTACTTGTAAAAAATGTAAATCAAAACGATGTACTTATTATGAAATGCAAACACGAAGTGCAGATGAACCAGCTACCATTTTCGTTACATGTTTAGATTGTGGTAAAAATTGGAAATCATAAAAATATTACATAACATTCGTATACATTTGTTGTTGAACGTACAAGATAGTACCTGCAATTAAACAAACGATACTTGAATATATTAAAGCAAGTACTTCGTCTTCCATATTTTTTATATCAAGCAAACCATGAAATAAAATAGTATCATCTTGGTCGTCTTGTATGTATTCATTATTCAACGATTTATCTGCAATACATTCTACTATTTGTTTAGAAGATGGTTTCATATGAAATTTACTATGAATTTCAGAAAGAGAAGGTTTGTCCAGTATTTCATCTGCACTTATTGCATATTCATATAATTTATTTGTAAAATATTCAAGTTCATCCATGTTCATATTTTTGATTAAATATTCGTGTGTATTTGAATTGGCATAATATACATCTACTAGTTGAGACACAAGCATCTCATTATTTAACTTTGTAACATTGTGTATACTATGTTTATATCCCAACATATGAAGTTCTGGTTCAAGAAGTTTATTCAATTCATGGGTTAAATAATGTGATTCAAATCCCATTTTCCAATCAATGGCAGCAGTTTCACTTAAATGTTCATGTGCAAATAATATAGTTGGGTCAATACAACGATTAATCCGATGTCCTTCTTCTAGACAATAAGAACAATGTATAATACGTGGTTGCTTTGTCATTAAAAAATATATATGATACTTTTTATATGTATTTTTTAAAATTTACTTTTACACCAATATTTCTAGATCGCTTAATTTCCAATATTCACATCCCCCATTAGGCATAGGTCGCTTAATGATAAATGGTATTTTCTTTTCTTCTAATTCTTTTAATGCAATTAAATATCCATCTACGATAGTTTCATCAACCTTTACAAACGGTTTTGCACCGGAATTTATTTGTTTTGTTCGCTCACCCAATATACGAGCCTTTTCATAACGCGTTAGCATAGGAAGAGTTTTATGCAATGGATCAATTGGTATTCCATTTGCATCTTTCACTATAACTGCTAAATTGACGATTTCGTTATAATTATGTGATTGCATTTCGGGATGATATTCGGATATGATTTCCTTTCTAGTACTTTCGTCAAATTTTTGTAAATAATCTTCATAATTATCGTCATCTTTATCATCATCGTCCGTATCAAAACCAATGTCAGTATTGGATTGAATACGAGAATTTAGTTCATGTTCGCTTATAACACTACCATCATTATCGTCCAAATCTTCATCAAATTCATCGTCTGATACATCATTATCAGACATATCAAAATCATCGTCATCTTCATTTTTGACATCTTTATTGTCTATTTCAACGGAATTATCGTCAACTTGTTCGTCATCAGATTCTGGATTATATTCAATGTCGTCCATCGTATTAAGTTATTATATAAATAGATAAAGTACTTCTTCTAAATAAGTTTTATTAGCTATATTATTCTAACGTGAATTCAATTTTTTAGAATAATAAAAAACATGATTATTATAGTATTTTTATTCGGTTATTGTCTTTCATCCGTCTTCCACACTTTATCACAGTCTACGCACATGTAAATGTATTTTAAATTCTCTGTATCATATCTAATATAGATAACACCATTTTCTGTTTTACAATCATGGTTAGGGCATTTTGTATTATATAATCGTGGTAATGTAGGATCTAATTTGGTATATTCATTAATTAATGTATTGTAATCTTGTTCGCCTGATTTAAATTGTGTATTTAGTAAACAAACGCCTTCATTTGTAATAGTTTCATCAACGTGGTTACAATTACGACAATAATGAATCAACTTATTGGTATTTTCAGGATCAATACCAATATAGTACATATTATCACACTTCTCGCAAAACTTCATATTATAACTTTAACCTATATATTATTCATTATACAAGATTGTTTTGATTTCAATTTTCTGGATGGTTACAATAATGCTATCATATATTGTTATCCTAAATTTAGAGTGTAATTCCATACAAAGAATTGTTTGCTCGGAAAATTGAATTGTATTATGCAGTATGTTATAAGTAATAAACAATTACATTTTGCATATTTGCAGTGTATCTAAAATAATTATCCTTATATATTGAATTGTTCAAAGGTAATAAAAATGTCTCATCATTATAACCAAAGTACAATGGAACAACCTGTTTCACTTTCCGGTAGTAAGAAGATACAACCTCATATTGTTACCAAATTTGCAGGGTTTAATGATTTTATGATGAAACATTTAATAAAAAAAGGTGATATTACTACAAACCGTCCAATCACAAATACTCGTATAGGAGATAAAGAAAGTAATATATATGGCGGGTCTTACTCTATTAGTGAGGAGGATTATCCTATATTTCTACAACTGTACGCAAAAGATATTTTATCCTCTAATAAAAAGGAATATTTAACAGAAGTACAATTACAAGATGATGGACCTATACTAATAGATATTGATTTACGTCATGATTATGAAGTAGATGAGCGTCAATATTCAAAAGATCATATTGAAGATATGGTACATATTTATTTAGAACAATTAAAAG